GTGTAATACTTCTGCTTCTTGTTCTATTGTTAAAACTACTTTTTCTTTTTTCTTAAACATATCAAATTATCTAAATATTCTTTTCTTTCTTTACATCCGCATGATTCATATCCTAACCATTCTACTGCTACAATATATGCATAGTATGTACCGTTACCAAAGGTTATCTTATCTATTAACCATTCTAACCACGTTCCCAGTTTTATTCTACAATCACTCATTTTTTCTTTCCAAATCTATTTTTATACCGCTGGTCTTTATTCATCCAATCATCATTAATATTTTTATCAAAGATTCTAGTTTTAAACTTCTTTGCTTTTGTGCAATAGTAATGAGTTAAGTTTTTAATAGTTCTGTATATTACTTGTTGATTTTTATTCCACTTTTCACCAACAGCTTTATATGTGCCTAACTCTTGATAATCTTTTATTAGTTCATCACGGTGTATTCTCATATCCATACCATATCTTGTAGTATTGTATTTCTTTATGTTACTTCTTCTACTAATAGCTTGTATGTTATCTATACTATTATTAGAAGTATCAGTATCAATATGGTCTATCTCCATTCCTTTAGTAATCTTACCAACAAAAGTTTCATAAACTATTCTATGAATGTATTGTAATTTACCAGTTGGATTTTCTTCGTTAAATAAACGAACTTGATAATAACCTTTTTTACTTTGTGTTGCTTTCTGTGGCTTTAACTTTCTTCTTCTGTTGTGTAAAAGAGAATACACTTCACCTTTAGTTGTTATTACATATCTTTCATAGCCTTTAATCTGTGTGCCAATATTACTCATTTTTTAATTCGTTTAAATAATTTACTACTTCTTTCTTTACCCACGTTCTTATTGGGTTACTAATGGTTGGTATGTTATACCATAACCATTTTATTCCTTTATACATTACGTATAAAAGAGATATTGCGCCAAATATTGCTAAATACTCATTCTGATTCATAATCTTTTCTGTTAAATATTAATCTTATATTACTCTTTACTCTGTTTATATCTCTATTGATGTATAATCTATTGATGTTATAGTGCCTACTCATCTCTCGTTGTGATACTCCATCGTATAAATGCCTCTCTGTATAGGTTCTTTCAAGTAAAGGCAACTTACTAATGTATAATTTTACATCATCTGCAAGCTTAGCTGTATCTTCTTTTAGTTCACTTACCGTTTCTACTACATCGTAATTATCTATATCCTGTGTTTTACGAGATGCTTTCCTATACTTTGTATAGAAAGGTGATGTTGATGAATTGAATTGAATGTGAGCCATCTTAACGATATAGTGTTGTATCTTATCATCGTTGAGAACCTGAGTTGTATAATCATTACCCTTCTCTAAAAAGTTTAAGATACAATCTTGCAACAAGTCATCAGTTAAATGATGATTTCTTGTGACACCCTTTACCTTATTAAGAATTTCTTTATAATGCTTATTGATATATTTTTCTACCATATATGTTTACTACCTTTAAGTATAAGTATAACAATATTTACCAAAACGTAAAAAACCTGTCATATTTCTATAACAGGTTCTTTAATGAGTAATATAATCTTTGGCTAGACTATAACCATAAATATAAATTATTATACAAATTTATTTTCGTGAGTAACATAAATACTATTTGTATCATTATAACAAGTAAGTGTTAACATATCTTGTGCTCCTAAAGTTGTTGTTGCAACATACGGAGAACCATCAGGTTGTTTAAATTTAGAATCAAGTGTAACAGTACCTAAAGTTGTTGCGTTCTGATTAACCAATACCCTTACAGTTTGTCCTACATTAACGTTTGATGCATCAAATGTAGTAACACTACCAGCATCAAGAGTAACTTCAAATAAGGATGCTGCATTCATATCAATTACAGCAGAACCTCCACCTGTTGTAATTGTTTGTATATTAGATAAACTAGCTCCTGTTACTTCTAAACCTCTTTTAAAATTGGGTTTGGAAGGAATTGATGAATTATTATAAGGAACATTTAACCAATCTTGCCTTTGAAAAGTAGCTGTACTTAAATCCGCAATTGTCCAACCAGTACCATCTACCCTTGTTCTTGTATCGGATATATATGCATTAGGATCTGCACCGAAGGAACCAGAAGATGCAGCCATATAAAACTCAGACCGTTGAAGTCCACCTAAATTCATATCAGCTCTTCCATCACCTGAATTAGGTCTGTACCTCGTTCTAAACCCTTTTCCTGTACTATCATAATTTGGGTTTACTCTAATAGCAGCTTCAGTTCCCCCAGCTGGAATATCAACTGATAAATTACTATTAACAAAGGTGGTTGGAGCGTTCATCTGCATATTACCAGCTGAGAAGAACTTAACTTCACCACTATTGATAGTTGAAAATATTATTCCACCATCTTGTGCCGTAAATTCAGAAAAATCTACTCCTGTTATTGCTTGTTTGAATGTTGTACCCGATCCGAAATCATCAAAATTTTGTGTTACTTGACCAACTGAACCGTTAGAACCTGTAAATGGATAAGAAAGAACAATTGATCCTAATGAACTAATGTTTGATTGAGTTACAAATAATCCCTTTCCTACGGTTAAGTAACTACCAATATCTGCATTATCTGTAACTGTTAATCTTTCATCTAAAAATCCTTGTCGTCCAATAACTAAACTACCCGTTATTGTTTGTGAACCACTAAAGATATTAGAACCGGTGGTAGCATAAGAACCAGTTACTATTTGTAATGAATTTATTTCTACTTCTGCTGTATCTAATCTTGTATCTACTGATTGTGAATATGCTGTAAATCCGTTTACATCATTAATTATTACTTGTGATGAGCCAGATACTAATCCACTTGGTAAAGTTAGATTACTTAAAGAACTACCATCTCCTGTAAATGAACCGGTAAAGTTAGATGCTGATACATCACCAGTTACTTGTACTGATGTTCCTGCTGATGAAGAAGGTTGTAGTTGAATTGTTTCACCTTTTATTCTAGTATTACCATTAGGTGAGGATTCAAATGTTTTATATGATGTACCATGTACTAATTTAATAGCTGAAGCAATACTACCACCTGTATCTGCGTTATAAACACCTGCACCTGCACCACCACCTACATTTTTTCCTACTTCTCCCCAAGAACCACTTAAAGTACTTCCACCATAGGTTTCTATACCTGTAAGGGTTGCCTCGTTAAATGTAGTAATAAAATCACCACCTGGTATGATTTGTACATCACCACCACCTGAGTTATTCTTTAATACTAATCCACTCATCGGAGCGTTAGTATCTTGTATAGTTACTGAACCACTTACTACTTGGTTACCATCAAAGGTGTTAGAACCAGTAGTTGCAAGTGAGCCTGTATCTATATCTGTTACAATAGATGAAGTTGCTACTGCTTGTGGTACTCCATTAGAATCTCCTACCCATAGGTATCCATTTTGTATGTTTGGTAAATCATTACTTCTACCAATTGCTGATACAACTATCTCTCCGTTTGTTTGATTTCTTCTTCCTACTACACCAACGTTTTGAATTAAGTTAGTTCCAGTTGGTTTAACATTAGTTAAACCTCCACCTGCTGCAACGTATACAGTATCTCCTACTTGGAAATCATAAGTTACTTGTGTATCTATATCATCTAAAGTTCCAATAGAAACCATTTGAGTGTTAGTGTTTATAGATACTGCTTCATAAGCTAAACCATATGCTGGCATGTGTGAAGAATTACTTGCATCTGCTTTCGCAACCTCTACTCTATTCTGTCCAACATTAAATCCTACAACATATAATGGGTCACCTTTAGCAATTGCTTCTGTTGCTCTTACTTCTATCTGTGTTCTATCAGCAAAATCAAAAGAAAGATTACCTGCTCCATCAGTTCTAAGAACTTGGAATTGTATTCCATCTGTAAAGGTTGTATCTTCTAATGTTACTTGAGAGGAACCTGATATAGTTCCTGGCGGTATAGTATTAGTTAGTTGAGAACCATCACCTATAAAGAAGTCTGATGTTGTAGAACCACTAATAGTTAAATCAACTATGGGAGTTCCTACACCATCTACCAACTTTTCGGTATCAGTATCTTTTTGAAGTAGTTGACTAAACGAACTACTTATTGTTTGGTTTGTTAAATTGTAATTTGCCATTTGCTGTTGTCCGTTTATTGAGGTAAATAGTTGTATCGTGAGTTTGTTACTTTGATTCCCATTGCTTCAATATCATCTCTCACAACATTACGAAAAATGATTGGTGATTTGAATTGAACCCCTTGATCTGGGAATATATCATCATTTACTGCTTGATTGTATTCTGGGTAAAGAGAATTATTAAAACATAAATAGTCTACTAATCTCTCAGAAAAGTATTCTGCTTTATTTTTTACCGATTGTCTTTTCTTATCATACAATGCTATATCAGCATCTATGTTATTCTCACCGCCTGTTGGTTTAACCAATCCAGCGTTTCTCGGTCTTAAATAAATTGATTCTAATGATTCATAGTATGCCCAATATAATAAAGAATCTTGTACGTAATCATTTACAAGAGTTTGATAATTGCCTGTTAAGGTATTGTTATCTACCAAAGATAATATCTTATCGTATAATGGTGTACCAAGTAAACGAGTTATGTGAATAATCTGTGCTTCTCTTATTATAGAAGAAAGTAAATCTGGATCTAATGCGTTGTTTATATCTGTGAATCTTTTTAATTTGGCTTCTGAAATTAATAATGTATTTTCCATTATGCTATCCCCTCCTCGTTTTCTATTTTATTTTCTAAATCAGTATCATCACCTGCATCTGCATCGATTGATGTTACTACTTCTGTTTCTTCACCATCTTCAAATATTCTTACTTGTTCTACACCAATTGCTTCTGTGTATCCATTGATTGAGAATATCTCTTCAAATACTGTTAAAATATCTGATTGCTTTGGTTCAATCACATTCTTTAAGAAAAGTGCTTGTGATTCTAACATCTCTGTTCTTCCTCCTAATTGTCCTTCGGTTTTGATACCTAATAACATTGGAGAAACTATACGGTGTGAAGTAAGTATCTTTTGTACCACCATATCATTAACAGTAGTATAATAACCATCTGCTCCGTTCTGTTGTATGGGAGTGATGATTGGTGCTTCATCCTTATTTGCCACATCCATATAAATAAGAGAACCTGCGTTATCACTTCCTGCATATGCTGCTCTTAATTGTCTTTCAATTGTTTCTCGTTCTTCATTATCTGCATTAGTAAATGTAGTAATTGATAAAGAAGGTGCTAAACCATTCTTTATATTGTTCATGTGGAAATTATCTATCTCCGCATCTAAACCAATGATATGTAATCCTGCTACATAATCAGGTAAAGGATAATATTTTAAGCCTGGTCTGTAAGGATTAAAGTAATATATCTGTGATGGAATAGCTCTATCCAATTTATTAAATCTTGGTAAGAATGCTACATCATCATCTTTTACTCTTAATCTTCCTTTGTTTTGGAATTCTGATGAAACATAATAACCAGGAATGATTCCTCGTTCGTTCATTCTATGAGCTCTCAGATAAGAAAAATCAATATGATAAACATCAGTTACTTTTGTTCTATCTTTAGACCAAATAACTTCTAATGCAAATCCACCGAAAAGAGACCTATCTAAAGCTACTTTTTTGAATATATCATTCCATGATTCACCATCTCTGTTTGCTCTATTTAGAAGTTCCTCGTTTTGGGTTGTTAAACCACCACCAACAATACCATCTCTAATAGCGTTAACGCAGGTTGCATTGATTGATGATTTGTTGTATAATTCAATTATACTACTTGGAAAATCATTCTGTTGACCATAGTATACTATCTTACCTTTATCATCTTCAAATGTTTTTGAATCTGGGTAGTAGTAATCCCCATATTTAGGGATGATGGTTAGTCTGTGTTTATTTAATTCTTTCATCTTTATCCTTGATAGATTGTGTATGTTGCGTCTTCATTAGATGATATATACATTACCTGATTGGGTGTGGTTGAACCACTTACAAATATTCTATCTTTATATTCTAATGTAGAAAATTCAGTTACTGTATTGTAATCAGCTTCAATTGCACTAGCAAATGACCATAGTTGAGTAGTACTTGCCCAAGTAGTTGTAGTTTCACCCCAAGTTCTTGTTGAACCTGTTATAGGTAAACCATACCAAACTTCTAAATTATATGTTGTACCGCCATATGCGGATACTGTGTTACCATCGTATGATGATGTTGATGTGGAGGATATATCAAAACCTAATGTTGTCCATCGAGGGTTTTCCTCTGATGATGATGTTGTATAAGTAATACTAGCTGAGCCAGTATCATTAGCCATAGTAGGGTAAATAATAACATTATAAACAAACGAAGGGTCGATAGAACCTGTTACAAGAGGTGTATCGGTTTCCTTTTGATATGTTATTATATTGAGTTGATTTTCTTTTAAAGTAATCATATATCTCCTTAAAATAAGAAATAGGGGGATGTTATCCCCCTTATCTCTAAATTGATTATACTGAAATGGTTATTCCTGTCAATACAGTACTTAAATCACTTCCTGCTATTGGAATAGCTGGATTTGGTTCTTGTGCTGTAAAGGTTAGTGTATAGCCGTTTGCATCGCCAATCGCAGTTCCTGTCTGTCCCTGTCCTCCGTTAAGTTGCGCTCCATATACTTCACCTACGTAAAAATATTTATCACCTTCCGTACCTGCATTATTAGTTTCAACAACTAATTTTAGGTCTGGATTTTGTGCCAATACTTTCATTTGGTTACGTAATGCTGATTGCATCTTTAAGAAAACAGCGTTTACCGTTGACTCGTAGAATACTGTTCCATTCTCAGTTGAACCATTAATGGTTTCTGTAAAATCGGAAGTTCCTCTTGTTAAGTCAAACTGATAAAAAATTCCTGCACCAGAAATATCTGTAATCTCTCCTGAGGTTTCAGTTATTGTGGTTACGGAGCCAGACAAAATATACAATGTTTTGATTCCACCGGCGTTGTCTCTACATCCGAGAGAAAATCCTGCTGTAATATCACATGCCATAATTTTATGTCCTTTTTTTAATTAATTTATCAGTTATTATAGGTTGTTAGTTACCCAGAATTCTGGATATGCTACTTGCACACCTAATTTAGTTACGATACGGTGCTTCAATTGGTCACCATTGATATCATACCATAATTGGAAATTGTCTAAATCAGAGATTAAGTCAGTACCAATAACGATTTGTCTTGCAGGTCCCATAACAATTCTATTAGAACCAGCTAAACCAACTGTTCCAACGATTGTAACGTTAGCAAATGGATGTTTCATTGACATCAAAGAACCACGATTCTCTACTGAGTTCATATCGAAGTAGTAGTTGTTAGTGTTTCTTAACCATACGATGTATTTTCTAAAGTTAGCGATTGATACGAATACTGTCAAATCATCTCTATCTTGTACGTTTACATCTAATGCTTCTAATTGTGCATCAATTTGGTCACCAATATTAGTTGAAGTTGGTACTGAAGATGATACGAAAGTAGGTGAACCAGCTGCTGAACCAGAAGCTAATAAAGTATTCAATCCATCAACACAGTCTCCAGCTGCAGTAGTTGCAGTCCAAATAAACTCATCGTTTTTCTTTTGAAAGTTAGCTACCAATTGAGAAGCGTACTCTTCAACGAAAGCATAAGTTTCAGGGTAAGAACCTGCTGGTCCTAATAGTCCGATATACTTAGAATCTAAGTCTCTCAAACATAGTCCATCGAATGAACTTCTCTGACACACTTGGATATCTCTTTGTGTGTAAGTTACTGAACCTGAAGGTGTTGTTACACATCCTTGTCCATCTTGGATAACCAAGTCAATCTCTTGTAAGTTTAGAGGTTCTTTGTATTTAATTCCCTCTTTTACAGTTACGTATTCTGCGGTTGAACCGGCAATAACCGATTTTACAAGGAATTCCCCTGCAAGTTCGTTATTGAACTGGTCTAACGCTGTTACATCAAATCCTGCCATAATAATTTTCTCCTTTTAATTTTTACGAGCTTTAAGTAATCTATCGAACTGAGCTGCTTTTTTAGAATCCGATGGATTATAAGCTATGTTCGTTGTATTACTACGACCGTAAGTTTCTTTTTTGTTTGTAATTGTTTTTTCTGCAGCTGGTTGAGCTCCGAACTCTTCCTTTACTGCTTTAATTTCTGTGTTGAATTCTTCTTTAAGTGTAGCAATTTGTTCTTTAAACTCACTTGCCATAGCTTTAATTAGAGCTTCATGAAGTTCTCCAAGTTCTTGATTGGATGTCTCTTCACTCATTTCTTCTTCAGTTTCTGCTTCAACTTCTACTTCGTCTTCTACCTCATCAGCACTGACAGAGGTAATTAAACCTCCTTCCGTAGTAATGGTAATATCACCCGCAAGAGCGTGTGTACCATCTGGTGCTGGGATGTTTCCATCTTCAGTAATAACGAATATCGGTAGACCTTCTGCAAGCTCTTCCCCATCATAATAAAGGGTTAATTCTCCATCTGCTGTCTTGATTTCCGTTTCAAAAGTTGTTTCAACAGTTTCTTCTGCTAAAGTTTCTTCAACAACTGCTTCCGCAAGTTCTTGTGAAACCACAGTTTCTTCTGTTGAAGGAGCATCTACTAAATTGAAATGATTTTTAACTAAATCTTTTAGTTCTTTGTTCATTTGTAATCTCCTTTTAGTTATTGTTTAGTTGATTGGAACGAATCTTCTTTTGCCTTTGAGTCTACAACTACTAACGTTTCTCCGTTAGTAAGCTTGTATTCTCCGTCAGGCATGACAGTTTGACGTTCTCCATCTTTTAGTAAAAATACAACAAAAGAGTTTTCATCAATTAAGATTTCAGTTCCTCCTTCTATTGTTCTGTAATAGAACTTTGTTTTACTGGCGTTGATAATGTAATCAGCGAAGAAACCTTCTACTGAAAAGCCACGCACTAAACCAGTTTTGACAAAATTGTCCCATATATCTTTATTACGAACTTTCATAATTCCAAACCAAGTTCCTTTTGGGTATT